TTTAGTAATGAATATTACAGAAACAATTTCAATAGAGGCGGATTTACTTTTAAAATTAAGGGCATTACCAGAAGCTGATATTTTTGAATTCATGAAAAATTTACGTGGTGGTACATATTTTAACATGGGAATGTATAGTTCTATTCCTGTAGCACGTGCCTATAAATCAACTATGCGTATATATAAAGTACAAAATCTTACTGCAATAGTTAGTGGTATTGATTACGAGAATATTAAAACCACAAAAGAATATAGAGATAGTACAGGTGAAGGACCTGGACACATTTGGTATGACCATACTCCTGGATTTGAGCATAAAGTAGGTCAAAAGAAAAAAGACCCTAATAGCAAGTATGTTCTTTGGGATATTAAAAAATGTACCGATACTTGGGTTAGATACTATGTTGTTGATATAGAAACAGGTAGTGTTACACCAGTATCAAAACAAGACATTTTAAATTCAGATTATTTAACACAAACAGAAAAAAATAAGCTAGAGCCTAAACATGTAACTGGTATAGATTTAGCTACTGGCCAAGTAGTTGAGAATAAAACAAATTGGAGAACCGCTGCTTTCGAACATATTTTCTGGTTAAACCAAGCAGGAAAAGCTACACAAGAATATGGAGCTAAATTTGAAGAATCTTTTGATTTAGACGAAGGTGTTGGGTCAGAGCTATTTTTTGACGCTCACGCAAATGTTCACAACGATTTAGACGCTATTTTAGCTGGTGAAATTGTTGAGTCATTGGAGGAATCTGCTGCTAAGACTGATTTATTTATGGATGCTCATGCAAACGTTTCAACAAAACTAGATGATGTACTTTCTGGGCGTGTTGTAGAAGAAAAAGGTTTAAAAGAATCTTATAGACGTATAGTATCAAGAGGAAACTCTTTGATAGATAATGACTTATTTATTGATTTTGAATAATTAAATAATTTTTGCAAAGACAGGTTTGAAATAAACCTGTCTTTTATTGTATTATATAATATAAAAATATAAGTTAAAGGAGTTTATGTTAATATATGACTACACAAGAATTTAATAAAGTTGTAGAAATGTTAATGGACAATTCAAAAAATGTCCTAATTAAAAAAGCTAGTGAATATAATTTAACAGATGATAGATTAGACGTGTTTAAGAAAGCAGCAAGACGTCAAATGATTACTGTACCACAAGCTTTGGTAGGCTATATGGATAAACATATAGGCTCTATTTATGATTATGTACATGAGGATAGAAAAATGACTTCAACTTTAGCTGCCGAGAAGATTGGTGATGCCATTAATTATCTATATCTTCTTTATGCAGTTTTAAAAGAAGAGGGATTTGAAGATGTTAAGGAGGTAAATAAGTAATGTCATTAGCAGATAAATACTTTAAAGAAGAAGTGAATAATCTTTTAGCAAATGGTTTTAACGATGAAGCATTTGAGGTACGTCCTAAATGGCCAGACGGTGTACCAGCACATACAATCAAAACTTTTTGTGCGGTAAGACGATATGATTTGTCTAAAGAATTTCCTATTTTAACGTTACGTACACAAGCAATCAAAGGAGCTATTCGTGAGATTTTATGGATGTGGCAAAAGAAGTCAAATGTAGTGGACGAATTAGGTAAAAGCGCTGCTATTTGGAAAGCTTGGGAAGGTGAAGATGGTACTATTGGCAAAACATATGGTTACCAATTGGGCAAAGTTTCTAAGTATTCTTACGGTGAATTTGACCAAGTAGATAATATTATTTATTTACTTAAAAACAAACCAATGGACCGTCGTATGATTACGACAATGTGGTGTCCAGCAGATTTAAAAGATATGAATCTTCCACCATGTGTATATGAGACTATTTGGGATGTAAATAATGGAAAACTTAATTGTACTTTAATTCAGCGTTCTGGAGACTTATTAGCAGCCGCTGCTTCTGGTGGTTGGGATACTATTCAATATGCAGTGCTTGTGCACATGCTTGCACAAACATGTGGTTATGAAGTTGGCGAATTAGTACATATTGTAAATAATTTACATATTTATGACCGCCATGTAGATGCTGTTAAAGAAGTTATGAATAATCCTGAATATCCAGCACCAGCGCTTTGGGTAAACCCGGAAGTAAAAGATTTTTATGATTTTACAGAAGATGACTTTAAGCTTATTGACTATAAGTCAACTAAGTTAGAAAGTAAGTTTGAGGTTGCTGAGTAATGATTAAAGCAATTGTTGCGGTTGATAAAAACTGGAGTATTGGAAAAAATAATGACCTTTTATTTAAGCTACCGTATGATATGGCTTTTTTCAAACGAAATACACAAGATAAGGTAATAGTTTGTGGTCGTAAAACTCTTGAAAGTTTTCCTGGTAAAAAACCTTTACCAAGACGAGCAACTATTTGTTTATGTTCAAAAGATAACAATAGAGATGATTGTTATTGCGTAAATAGTCTAGAAGAGCTAATTAAGTTACTTTTAGAACTTTCGAAAGTACAAGATATTTTCGTAATAGGTGGTGGTTCTTTATATGAAGCATTATTGCCTTATTATGACGAAGTGCTTGTAACTAAAGTAAAAGCAGACGGGAATGGAACAGTATTTTTTCCAAATCTTGACAATCATGAAGAGTTTGAGCTAAGTTATCGTTCAGAAGATATACAAGATAATGGCTATACTATTAATTTTTGTACTTATAAAAGGAAGTTATTAAATGAATAGAAATAAAACAAAATGTGATTTTTGTAGATACTGGAGTGGCCGTAGCTGTATGGTTACTCCAAACTCTGCTTATTGCAGGGAAGCCACGGATGAATTATATAAGTATTTAAGAGATGCTAAAACAGCTACTCCAATTAAATCTTTTCGTTCGTGGGACAGAAAATAAGCTAAATTAAATATATAGATATAGGATTTTAATTATATGTTTAATTTTATCAAACTTTATGAAGAGCTTTGTGCTTTAAATGAAAATACGCAAAGTATTGAATATAGAGAAGTTACTGATTTAGACTTATTTAGAAATTATGATAAAAATATTTTTAAATCTGACACTAAAATGTCTGATGAAGACATAAAAAATAATATAAAAGAATTGTATATTGATAACAAATTAGTTGGCTATATAGGCTTTTCAATATATAATGAAGAAGATAGTAAGTGTTTGGGAATTGGTAACTTTATGATTATTGACCGTGGAAAAGGCTACGGTACAGCAATTATTAAAGATATTATAGAAAAATACAAAAATGACTTTGATTTAATTTATTGTTATGTTAACGCTAATAATGAGCAAGCGATAAAATTATATAATAAATTAGGTAAAGTCTATACTGAATATGGTACGAATGATGATAACGAGTATTTCGTAACCTTTTACGATAATAGAAAAAACGATAACTAAGTGATACAAAAACAATACAAAGACTATACAAAATAATTAGATAAATTTTATTATGTTTATGGCCTTATAACCACTTAGTTTTTCTAAGTGGTTTTTTTATTTTATGTTTATTTTAAGTAATATTTTATTGTATTATATTTTGTATAAAAATATATTTAAGGAGAGTGAATAAAATGGTTAAATTTTTTATTGAACCTGGTTACAATGTAAAAGCACCTGAAAGAGACTATGGAAATGCTGGTATTGATTTCTTTATTCCAGAGTATTCTGAATCTTTTGTAGATGCTTTTGAAAACAAGAATGCCGTATATAACGCATATCTTAGCAAGGATAAGACTTTTATTCGTATCTTACCACACGGTCGTGTAAATATTCCATCAGGTATTAGAAGCTATATTAGCTCAAATATCGCGTTAGAAGCACAAAATAAATCAGGTATTGCGACAAGACTTGGCTTGGTTTATGGAGCAGCAACGGTTGACGCGTCATACCAAGGTATTATACATATTAGTCTCATTAATACGACAAATGAGCCTATTGATTTACCATTAGGTATGAAAGTTGTACAATTTATTCCAAGAACTATTGACACATCTGCTATTGAAGTTTGTACAGGTATTTCTATGGAAGACTTTTATAAAGATTTTGAATTTTCTAATCGTGGTGAAGGTGCCTTCGGTTCAACAGGAGTTTAATACACAATATTTTGGAGGAACTAATGTCAAAATGTTTTTTATTCGATAATTGCAGTCGAAAAGACTGTGACAAAGACTTTTGTTTAAGAAAATATAAGATGGATTCTTTATACTCTGCTGCTTTAATGACTGAACAGCAAAAGCAGCATGTAGTATTAAAGATAGACCAAGATGGAACAGACCTAGAGCAATTTAAACAATTATCTGAAATTGAAAAATCAATAGACAGTTTTATAGCTGAAGGTAAAAATTTGTATCTACATTCTGCAAATTGTGGTAATGGAAAAAGCTCTTGGAGTTTACGATTAGCACAAGCCTATTTTAATAAAATTTGGGCAAGGACAGATATAAAATGTAGAGTACTATTTATTAGTGTACCTAGATTTTTATTAGCGCTAAAAGATAACATTTCAGTTAAAAGCACTTATGTTGAATACATAAAAGAAAATGTGTTAGAGGCTGATTTAGTTATTTGGGATGACATTGCAGCTAAAATGGGGTCAGAATTTGAATTAACCCATTTACTGAATATTATTGATAACAGACTTGCTTTAGGTAAATCAAATATTTACACGTCAAATCTAAATAAGCAGCAGTTGTATATGGCGTTAGGAGATAGACTAACTAGTAGAATTGCTAATATGTCAATAGACATTGAGCTACGTGGAGCAGATAAAAGATTTTTAAAGTTGGAGGATAAATAAGTAAATGACATCACAATTTCAAATTATTAATAAAATTCTTCAAACAAAAGATTATTCTTTTATTACTTTAAATAATCTTACTGTTGATTATTTTTTCAGCTATAAAGCTGAATTTGAATTTATTAAGACACATTATGATGCATACCATACTGTACCTGATAGATTAACGTTTTTAAACAGCTTTCCTGACTTTGTTATTCAGGATGTAAATGAGCCTGATAACTATTTGATTGAACAGCTATATAATGACTACAATCAAAGTTATTTGGCAGCCCGTTTTAATAATATTAAAAAGTTATTAGAAGCAGATGATACACAGGGTGCCACTAAATACTTTTTAGACTCTGTTGAGAACTTACATATTGGTTCAGCACTCCAATGCACAGATATTATGTCAGATACGTCAAGATATGACCGTTACTTAGACATGATTGCTAATCAATCAAAGTATTTTATATCTACAGGTTTTCCTGAATTAGATAAAATTATAACAGGTATTGACCGTAGAAATGAGAATATGGTTATTGCAGCCCGTACAGGTGTAGGTAAATCTTGGCTATTGTTAGCTATGGTTGTTGCGGCGTCTAAACAAGGCCTTACGGTAGGAGTCTATTCAGGTGAAATGTCAGTAGATAAAGTTGCTTATCGTGTAGACACTTTAATGGGTAATATTGATAATCGAAAGATTTCAAGAGGGGATTTATTTTATAAAGATTACTATAAGAACTATTTAGATGGTATTAGATGCGCAGGTTATGGTGCGATTAAAGTTTTAACACCAAATGATATTGCAGGTCCTGCCACTGTAGATGCTCTACAAGCATTTGTTGAAAAAGAACACTTAGATATTCTTTTCATTGACCAATATTCATTACTTGAAGATACAAGTAGAGCAAGAGCAGCACATGAAAAAGTTGCAAACATTTCTAAAGCAGTTAAAAATCTTCAGGTTTTAAAACAAATCCCTATTGTATCTGTATCTCAGATGAACAGAACGAAGAATGAAGATAAATCGCAGGATTCAACCCAAATTGCTTTATCTGACCGTATTGGGCAAGATGCGACTATTATCTTGATGCTAGATAAAACAGAGGCTGAAGACATTAACCATAAAGGTTCATATAAAGTTGCTTTAAATCTCGTAAAATCGAGAGATGGTGGTGACGGTAGAAAACTTATATACTTATGGGATTTTAATACAGGCATATACAAATATGTGTCAAATAGTGAAGATGGTGTAACATCTGAGGAAGACTTTGAAGCATTAGAAGATAGCTATAGTCCTGAGTATGTTCCAGATGAATCATCACCATTTTAGAAAAGTAGGTTTAATTAATGCGTGTACTTAGGGTAGATAATTATGTTATTGAAACACCATTATATGAAATTGTTAATCAACTTAAAATGGTGCTAACTAATGGAAAACTTCATGAAATTAAAAATTGGTCAGAAGGCGATGATAATATAGTTGTTACTTGTCCAAATAGACATCATAAAGGCGGTAGAGAGCATTCTGCAGCTATGAATATCTACGTTGGAGATAGCTCAAAAATACCTTATGGCTTTTGTAAGTGTTGGGCATGCGATTTTCAATGTTCTTTTGTTTACTTTGTAGCAGAATGCTTTGAGTGTTCAGAAGACTTTGCAAAAGATTGGTTAATAAGTAGATATGGTAGACAAGTAGAAGTAAGTGTACTTACAGAAGATGATATAGTAATTAAACCAAAAAGAACTTCAGCAAAATTACCATCAACGTTTTTAGACGGTTTACAGAACTGGCATCCATACCTAGCTGAACGTAAGCTTTCTAGAGAAGTATGTGAATTATTTAAAATAAAATATGACCCAAAAACAAGCCAAATAATTTTCCCATGCTTTGATATTGCTGGTAACATTATAATGGCACCTAGACGTCATATCTATTATAAGAACTTCTATTTGGATGATGAGCAAGAAAAGCCAGTTTATTGCTTAGATTATATTATTAAAAACAATATAAGCACGGCGATGATTTGTGAGGGGCCAATTGACGTATTAACTTGCTATACTTATGGCTATCCTGCAATTGGCACTTTTGGAAACCCTTCTCCAAGTCAAATAGAAGCTATTAATAAATCACCAATTAAGGTGTTATATCTCGCAACAGACAATGATAGCGCAGGAAGACGTATAGCAAATACCATTAGAGCAGGACTAGACCCTAGAATAATTATAAAAGATGTTATTTGGCCAAAAGGTGTTAAAGACCCAAATGACCTTAATTATGAAGAATTTTGTCAAATAATGAATAATGCAAAAAATTCTTAATTAAATATTGTACCTTAAAATAACAGGAGTAACTTCCTGATTATATAAAAAATAAATAAAAAATAAAAAACAATACAAAAAGGAGACTAAAAATATGTCACAATTTTCTTATGAACAGTATCAAAATGTAGTAGCACAGGCACAAGCGAATGGAGAAGGAACAAAAATTGGTTACTTTAAGCTTAAAGATGACGGTGATATCGCAATCGCACGTTTAAATCTTAGTTCAACAGATGATTTTATGTTTGCATCTGTACATACTTTAAAAGTTGGAGCTAATAAATGGATGAAAGTAAGCTGTTTAAATCCTCTTGGTGTGAATGGTGGTTCTTGTGGACTTTGCGCAGCTCACGCAGCTAACCCTAACGGAGTAATTAGTAAAGCAGCTAAAAAACTTTTTGTACCTATGATGGTATCTTATCGTGATGCATCTTCTGCAACAGGATATTCAACACCAATTCCTGTAATTTGGGATAGACCTGCATCGTTCTCTAGAGAACTTGCTAATAAACTTATGATTGCTGGAGATTTAAGAAACACACTTGTTCTTATTACTCGTAATGGTAAAGCAGGCGATATGCAAACAACATATTCAGTAGATATTCTACCTGAAACTCATCCAGTATTTAAACCAGATATGATTCCTGCGGATTTTAGTGCATTTACTAATTTCAATATCGCTCGTCATTCATACTGGGAAAAAACTGCTGATGAAATTAATGTTTATTTATCTACAGGTCAATTCTCTGAAGCTAATCAAGTAGCAGCTCCTGCAGCTAACACACCAGGAGTAGTTACTCAGCAACCTTTTACAGCACCTGTAGCACCTATTACAGAACAAACTGCAGCACCTCAACAGTTGGCTCCAGCACAAACACCAGTTGCACCACAGCCAATGACAGGCGGTTATGTACAACCACAAACGTCGGCAGCACCGCAAGTAGTACCTGAACAAACATCAGGAACACCGGTTAGAAATTTCACGGGATTTAGCTTCTAATTAATTAGATAATTTCATAAAAGCGTGCCAATATTGGCACGCTTTTATTGTATAGTATAATAGATAAATTTTGTTTTTGGGAGGTCTTATATGAATAGCTTATTCGATGGTTTTGATTTAACAGCTACTTCAAAAGCTGTCGCACAGCCAGCTAATAAAAGCTCAAATAAACAAACTAAAACTATTCAAAGTAATAAAAATTTAACTAATCAAGGGTTATTTTCAGGTACCGACCTTGAGGAATTTAATATTGAATTAAATAAGCCTAAAGTTAATGCGCTCTTAAATAAGTTATCAGCTACTGAAGACACAGAAGTTGATGCGACAAAAGTATTAAAGTCTAAAAAGGTTTCTTTGGAAGAGAAGTTAGCTCTTATAAAAACAAAAGTATTAGAAGTTTTAGGAAAGCAGAAAAAGAATGTTATAGTAATTAAGACAAAAGAAGAATTTGAGGATTACGTATCTAAAGCAATACAATTTGGACGTATTGCAATTGATACTGAAACAAATAATTCTACTGACCCAATGACTTGTGATTTAATGGGTCTTTGTTTATATTATGAAGGCGGGAAACAGGCTTATATCCCTATTAATCATGTTGACCCTAAAACAGGTGAAAGATTGCCTTGGCAGCTTACTGAAGAAGACTGTAGAGAACAATTACAAAGAATACTAGATGCTGGTATTTTTATTGTAATGCATAATGGTAAGTTCGATTACGAAGTTATTAAATGTACTTGTAATATTGAAGTGGAGCCAGATTGGGATACTATGATTGGTGCACATTTGCTGAACGAAAATGAACTTAAAGGTTTAAAACCTCAGTATATAGCTAAAATAGACCCGACGCAAGAAAAATATGATATTGACCACTTATTTACCGTACCATATAAATATGTAGAACCAGAAATTTTTGCTTTGTATGCAGCTACTGACTCTATGATGACAGATAAACTCTATTTGTATCAAGTAGTTATTTTTGAAGCGCCAGGAAATGAAAAACTTTACTGGTTATTTAAGAATATTGAAATGCCAATCGTAAAAGTTGCCGGTGATATGGAACTAATTGGTGTTTGTATCGACCAAGAATTTGGTGAAAAGCTAAAACTGAAATTTAATCAAAACTTGGAAGATATTGATGCGAAAATTGAACAAGAATTGGTTAACTTACAGCCTAAAATTGTCGATTGGAAGTTAAATGATAAAAAAGCAAAAGAACGCACTAAGCAATTCCAGCCTAAAAAATCTAAAATGTCTCTTGCTAAACTTGAAGAAAAATATGATAAAGTTGATGCAAAGACAGGTAGACGTTATAAAGAGGGTAAAGCACCTATTGAACAGTTAGGTGACCCAATTAATCTAGCTTCTCCTACTCAGCTTGCAATTTTATTTTATGATATTTTAAAATGCCCTACAGTAAGTAAGAAATCTCCAAGAGGTACAGGAAAAGAGGAGCTAGAGGCATTAGCTGAACGTACAGATATTGCTTTATGTAAGCTAATTCTTGAGCGTAGAGGTATTGTAAAGTTAATTTCTACCTATATTGATGTACTACCAGCTTTAGCTAAACATTGGCCTGACGGCAGAATTAGATATAAATTAAATTCAGTTGGAACAGACACAGGTCGTTTTTCATCAGGTGGTGAATTTAAGTTCTTAGACGGTGATGACCCCGTAGAGATTTCAGGATTTAACTCACAGAATATTCCTTCACGTGGTGACGGCAAAATTACAAGACTTTTATTTGAAGCAAAGAAAGACTTTAACGAAGTAGAAGTAAAAGAAGACCAATTTACTTTTCATGAGGTATCTGAGGTTGAAACTTCTGATGGTTGGAAATATGGTAAAGATTTAAAACTTATGGACCAAATTATAACTGATGAAGGCTTAGTAACTGTTTATAACATAAAATATGATGTTATAAAAAAAGAATATACATTAACAGTAAGGAGTAGCAATGAAAGTAAAAACACGAACTCTTTATAAACTTGTTGGTTCTGACTACAGCGCACAAGAACCACGACTTACAACATTTATGTCAGATGACCCAGCTATGAGACAGGCGTATTTAGAGGATAAAGACCTATACTGTGTTATTGCAGCTAAAATTTATAATAATAAATATGAAGATAATTTAGAATACTATCCAGAGGGCACTATATTAGAGCTTGATGGTAAACAGACGGTCTGCGGTTATAAAACGCACTTAAACAAGGAAGGTAAAGAAAGACGTTCTGTAGCAAAGATGGTACTACTTGCACTTACATATGGAATGGGTCCAAGCACTCTCGCAAAACGTATCAATAAAACAAATCAAGAAGCACAAGAAATTTTTGATAACTTCTTTAAAAGCTTTCCTAAGGTAGAAGAGCTTATCGCTAATTCTAAGGCTTTTCTTAGAGAACATGGATATGTAGAAGATTGGGCTGGTCGTCGTAGACATCTATCTGACTTTTTTCTAAATCCATATGAAGCGAGATACAAAGATGAAGAAGAATTGATTGCTAAAACATTTAATCCAATTATTGGATGCGAAAATAGACCAATGACTGATGATAAATTAGCATCATGGGTTTCTAGAGCTAAGCTAACACGAAGTAATAAAGATTTTGACCAATTAGCACAAGAAGCAATGAAAGATGGTGTTATCTTAAGTGCTAATACAGGACGTATTGCTCAGGCAGAACGCCAGTGTCTTAACTCAAGAATTCAAGGAGGTGCAGCTTCTCTAACTAAACTCGCTATGATTCAAATTCATAATAATCAGGAGTTAAAAGATATTGATGCAAAACTTGTTATGACTATTCATGATGAAGTTATGCTAGAATGTCCTGCATTATATGCAGAACAAGCGTCTGAAATATTACCTAGAATTATGATTGAAGCAGC